ATACCAGCAACAAAAGTTTCAAAACCTGTTTCAGCTGTAGCTGATAGGTTTATAGTTCCTGTGCCAGTAGACGTACTTGTCTGTTTAACTCTGTCGTTAAGTACAAAAGCCATTTAATTAATCCTTTAATATTACGCGTCGCCTAGTCTAATAATAGCGTTTGATGCATCAGCAGTAGGAAACTGAATAATAAAGTCTCCGTTTGTTGCTGTTTTATTGCCACCAAAATCTAATACCAAAACTAATTCGTTTCCGCCTCCAGTGGATTTATATATTGCAGCTCCTGCAGCAGTTAACGTTACAGATGCAAAAGTTAAATCTTGAAAATCAACATATGCAGTTGTTGTTCCTGCAATTCCGTTGTTTGTTAGATTGTTTCCACCCGCCGTGTAAGAAGTTCCTGAAGAACTAACTTCACCGTTTCCTGTTCCTGCTAAGTACACCGTTGACGCTGTACTATAAGAACTGATACTAGTATATAAAGCACACTTAAAAGTATTTCCTCCATTACCAGAAGTGTCAAAGTTAAAAGTTCCTTTTAACAAACCTGACTTGAAAGAATTAGGTACTATATTTGCCATACGTTTTTATCTCCTTGTTTATGGTGAAGGTGATTTTAATGGAGTACGAATTACACCTTCTTGATATTCGTCCCGGCGTCTACGACCTTGTTGTTCAATCGCGTACGTTTGTAAAGCCCTTTGATATGACTTCTCATAGTATTGTAGCATATCTGCTGGACCTTTCAAGTATCCATATGCTTCTACCAGAGTAGCATACAAAAGTAAATCTTGATATTTATTACTTAAATAAGTTGTTGTAGTGTTAGATGCACTAATTGAAGACGGCTGTTTTATATATGCCATTGTAATAGCATATGCAGCATTTGGAGTAGGTGATACTACCCAAAAATTAGCATCCCAGTTAGCGTAGTATTTTGGAATTCCTGACTGAACAGAAGGTCTATTATAGTATTCTGCCATGTATGAAGTGTCTTTTTTTTCTAAAAAAGTATGTACGTTTGGAGTTACAGTTGTATCTGTTAATTGTATGTATCTTATTATTCTTAAATCAGATGGTATAGTTACATATCTATTACCAACAGCTAAATTAGATGTAGCATAAAATCTATTATCATCAGAATCTGCATCTCTATAAATTCTGTTTTCAGCATTTTTTGCCATTGTAGTTAGTAATGCGTCAGTTAAAACTGTGCTATCAACTTCAGTGTAATCTCTAACATCATCTTTTAAATTTTGAAAAGTATAACTCATTATCTAATTCCTCTAAACATTGGACTAACAAAAGCGTTTTCTCCACCTCCTGTTATAGTGCCTACTGCATTATAAGGCAAGGTTACAGTAAATCCAGTATTGACTGTTTTTGTAGCTGGCATTGCTCCAGTATTTTCTGTTCTTGTTGTTATAGTTTGAATTTTTAAACTTGGAAAAACATTTACACCAGAACTGTGAGCAGTTGCTGTAGTGCTAGGTGTTGATTGACCTTCAAATTTTGCATTAGTCCCTCTAGTTAAACCAGTTAAATTTTGTCCTCCAGATTTACCAGTGTATTGTATAACTTCTCTTTGAATAACTGGAACATAGTTAGGGTCATCTGCTGCAGGTGTAGTTGAACTCTGTATAAAAAAGAAACCTGCATTTGCACAAAGATTATTACCATCAAAAGTTACAGTTGTAGCTGTAGCAGATAAATTAGCCCCTAAAACTTGAAATAAAGGAAATACATTTGTGCTTAAATTAAAAGATTGTATTGGATCATTACTAGCTCCGTTAAAAAATAAAACTTCATCTCCAACTTTTAAATTATGATTAAGAAGACTAACTGTTAATGTTGGACTACCATTTGTTATTGAAAAAGGATCTTTTGGTAAAGCAATTGCAACAGGTGGCTCTGTTCTTGCTGGTCTGATATTTCTTAATGCAACACCTTCAGTTCCAATTGGTTTTGGATCTAATTGTGGTTGTTTTGGTTCAAACTCTGAAATATGTACAAATGAGCCATTCCATTCTCTAACCATTTCTTTGTATGGAAATTCCATTCCTGATCTATCTGATATTGCTTTTGCATGTTTACCTGATGAATAAGATGGCATTATGTTCCTGGGTAATAAGTTTTAGGTGTTATGTATGAACTTGAAGAAGATCCATCTTCTTGTAATGCTCTTTGAAATTCATCTTCATAAACTAATTTCATAGCTTGCATCATTTGTGGTGCATACTTCATTGATAAATAATAAGCTAAACCTGATACCATACAAGGTATAAATCTAAATGGTACATCAGTTGCGTTTGTATAATTTCCAACATCATCAATTCTTTTAATGTAATAAAAATGAACATGTTTACCTGCATTAGTTGAATCAGGTGTTGGATAAACATGCATCACGGTTCTATCTATAAATCTTTCAACCCAATATTGATTAGGTGTACCTTTTGATGTTTTGTTTGATAAACCACCGTAAGTTGATCTATCTATTTTTGTCATTGGTGTATCTGATTGATCTGTTGCGCCAATAGTATTAGATCTTAATTGAGCTTCTAAAATATCACTAACACCAAATACATTTTCTGCAGCGTTTGAATTGTTTTTTGTAGTTGCTTGATCACCAGCAGCTGTAGCTTCTGCTGAAGATCTGTATAATTTATACGTGCCTTGACCTTCAACAAGATCAAAATTAGTATCTTTTATTTCCCAATAATGAATACCTCTATTTCCCCATTCTTGGAAAAGAATATTTAAAGATCGTCTTGAAGTTTTTAATTGATAACCGGTTACGTTTTGAATACCTAAACGTTCAAATGCTTCTTCTACTATTTCATCAATAGTAAAAGTTTGTCCGAATGTTGTAGTCCCGGAAGTAGTGTTAGCCACAGTTTACCTCCTTAACCAGTATAACCTAAAGTGACTGATCCTGTTCCTGATATAGTAGCATGTACAGTGTCTTCAAATCTTATTCCTTCACCAGGAACAAAAATATCTAAACCCTCTGTTCCAAAATGTGAAATAAAAAGTAAATCACCAGAATTGTCTGAACTATTTCTTAATTCAAGTTGACCACTAGCATGACCTTTAGCTTGAATGTAAGTTATTCTACATGGTCCAATATTAGTTGCACCACCAGCAATTGTCTTTACCTGACCTGTACTTGTTATTCTTGTAAACCTTTGATCTGACATTAGTTCTCCTTAAAATTTATGTGTGGGCCGAAGCCCACACTAAATTAATTATTACGCTTCTTTAGCAAATACACCTTGTACATCAACGATCGTCCAATGTGTTGATGAATTTAAAGATGCACATACTACAAAGTCACCGACTTTTTGTGTAGATTTTGTATTAATAAGATCTTTGTTATCTGTTAAAGATCCAGCATACAAAATACCATCATTAGCATTTGGGCTAATAGTCATAGCATTAGTTCCATCAGGAGCTGTATTTACGAATGTAAATATTCTTCCGATAGAAATTGCAGGTAAAGTAAAAACCATTCCATCAGTAGATGTAGTAAAAGTTTTACCGGAATCTGCATTCTGCACAGTGTAGTTAGCTTTTTTTTCTTCTAGATTGAATCCAGTTAAACCTGCTTCGTTAAATTTACCTTGCAGAACTGGTCCTCTAAACAATGTTTTTGCCATAGTATTATCCTCCTAGTTTT